TGTATCGTTTGTCCGCTTACTTTATGTTTTATCCCTAGTGGTGTAATACACGACATTAGAATGTCGGTGTGCCGTATTTCGGCATCTTACGAATTGCAGTTACCTTATTTAGTACATGTGCCAAGATTTTTTGTACTTCAGGATCTTCTACTGCAAATACACGATTTGTCGGATCACATTCAATAAATTGCTGGTTCAGTTGTGGATCTGTTGCAAATATACGTCCCATGTGCCAGTAGTTAAGGGATGTTTTAAAATCTCCCGCGACTCGGTTGTTTTCAAATTTATACTCTGCATATCTTGGCACATAACCAAAAGTGCCATCGACATCACTGTGATCTGCATATACTTCTTTATTTAGTACTTCTTGTTCTCCAATGTGTGCAAATGTAGGCCAGAAATATTGGAAAGGATCATCAATTTTTGACCATTTGCGATGAACTCCTTGTTGATATGCTGTTTTTGGCATAATTGAAATAATGCCTACTATAAATCCATGTTCTTCACAATAATAAGAACCAAATTTGCCTGTGGCTACTCCTACACCATGTCCGGCCATATTTCCCTGTGGAAGTTCGCCGATTGTTCCTGTTGTGTTCAATACTTCACTAATAACTATTGGTGATTTAACTCCAGTTATATATTCTGGGCGTTGAAGTCTTGCATCGGATGATTTTACTCCAAAGTGTGCAAGGATATTCTCTACATAACGTGTACCTGCACGAGCATTTTTTTCCAACCACTCTTGTAATCGATATGCACGACGTAGGTCGTTAATTGTTGTTGGCTGTACTTCCAATGTTCCTTCAGGATCGTATGCAAGTGGTGTAGCTGCTGATCCTACGTTAATATTTGGGTTACCTGGAACTACTGCAGTTTGTTGAATGTCTCCTGTTGGTCTTCCCAATACAGAATCTCTAAAAGTTGGATTTCCTGGCAATATGTTCCAGTTTGGATCTAATTCTACTTTTCCCAGTGGAATATCTACTGCTGCACCTTTTTGTGCCCATGGCAAACATGATGTGAAATAGTCATGTTCCCAAGCTCTACGTCGTAGTTGAAATAAATCTGAATTTGGTGTATTGTCTGCGTCTGTTAATTTATAATTAACTGGTGCTATTAAGTTTTGATCACGATAATACTCATTATATACACATTGATAAGCGGCAAATGGAAATGCGTTTACTCTTAATGCGTTTGGTGTAGTTATTTCAGGAAGTCCCATATAATCCATTAAGGGATTGTTTGTGTATGTATTTGAATCTAGATCAATCCATGGGTGTTTTCCTGTAAATGTTTCATCGTTTACAATCCACTTTTGCCAGTTATCCCATAAGATACGATTTGGTACAAAGAAATAATGAATAGATACATCACAACGATGCATCATTGGAGCTACTAATGGCTGGAATCGGATTAATGATTCTGCAGCTATTTGAAATTTATCTCCGGGTACTGCTTCTGTCATCATAATGGGTACCAGTTGGCCCATATTCATCGATAATTTGACGTCATGCGTCAAGTCGAATGCGTTCGACTTAGGTTGTGTTAGCTTAATGCTATTAAATAGATTTTTCGCCATCTTGTTTGAATTGTTTTGCTTTTTCTACCATCCACTGCTGAAATTCCAAAATGTCTGTGTATTTCAGACTCTGGTTTTTTTCTTCGTTTAGGTAAACCATAAAATTGATTAATGCACTTGTTGTCGTTTTGAAGAGTTCATCTTCTGTGAATTTTTTTCTCATAGCCGAATTCCTCCACGACTTACATAATATGTGCGTTTTACTTTACTGCCTCGTTTTTTGCGTCCATAGGCACGACGGCTTCTGCGTTTGTACATGTTTGTTTGTTTTATTGATTATTAAAATGGGAATAACTTTCCCAATACACCCTTTATTACATCACTAACAATCCGAGGATCTTGTCCAGAATTAAGCATTTTTTGCAATTCTGATTGTAAATCTCTAAAATTTATTTGACTATCAATATTTTTCATATTCCTATCTATCATCTCAATATTTCTCTTTAATTGCAACAACTCAAATTGATTCATATTTTTATTTTGATACTCTTTTTGCAATGTGTTTTGCAACTGCATAGCAGTATCTTGAACAATTTTTCGAATATTATATGGCTGCATTTTAGCCTGTCTTGCGTTATTGTCTATTATTGCCCTTGTTTGTGCATGTACCTGTGGAATCTGACTTTCTGATAATCGTGTCCTTGCATTTGTATTCTGTATATTTGCAAGCTGTTGATCTATTGATGTTCTCAATGCAGTTAATTGATATGGTGCTAGACCTTTTTTGCGGTCTAAATCCCATACATCACTAATAATACTTTGATTTATTTTGTCAATATTTGCCTGTTTTAACATGCGTTCTGTCGCTAAGTTTTTTTGAACCTCCTTTGCGTTATCTATTTGTATCTTCTTTGCTTCTGCGTCTAAATATCCGCTTACAATTCCCCCCAAATCGAATTGGGGTGCTTGTCCTTGTGGTACTGATGCACTTGGTGTTGATATACTTCCTCCTTGTGCTACTGCGCCGTTGCCGTATACTAAATTTGGATTTAATCCAGCTTCTTTAAGCCTTTGCATTTGTTGCTGTGGGCTATTATACTCATTCTGACGTCTCCAGTTTTCCCGTGCCGTATCTACTTCCCATTGAAACATTTTTTCCGCTTGTCTACGGTTTGCTCTGTGCATAGTGCCGGTGCTTACTGCGTTTATGCCTTGGCTTGCTGCGTTTAAAGCCGCTACTGTTATACTTGGATCTGTTGTTGGCATTGCTTATTTATTTAAGTGTAAATATATTGTTTTTTTATTTGCTCTAATAACTTTTCGCAAATCTGTTTTTTTTGACACTCGGGTGCAACTTTTACTCGTTGTCCCTCCCTCGTTGTCGTCGTTCCTCCTCCGCCTCAGTCAGTCCGCCTAGTAAGTGTTTTCCCCTATGGTGTCAATTAGCACTAATATATCAAGGAAATTAGTGCTAATATGTGTTTTTTTTGCATTCCGCTTTTCGCTTCATTATTTGTGTTTTTTCCTATTGTTGCTCTGCCGAGGGCGGATCTCAAAAAAAGCAGATTATAAATCTGCTTTTTCTTCGATCTGATTTTTAGGTTGATTTTCCTGTATTTGTTGGTTTTCCTGTATTTCTCGTATTTGGTTTTTTGCGTATTCCATATACTCCTGTCGATCTGCTAGATCCATGTGTCTGGGATCCGGAGTGTAATCCTCTCCCTCATAAATTGGTACTTTTCCTGATTCTATGGGTAATCCTTTTGCATAACGTGTTAAAATTTCGCGTATGCTCATAGTTTGATCAGGTACCGTTTGGCTGGGTTTGTTATTAATCTCTCCTTTCTGGATTTTGTAATTGTAATTTAATGTGTTTGTTACATTAAATTTTAGTTCTGTGTTCATGATTTGTTTTGTATTTGTGTTTATCAAATAAATGTTGATGTGCACTTGCTTTTTTCGACCAGTATTCAGGGTCTTTTGCTGTTTCTTCTATTATCTGTTTTTCCATTTTTTGGCGGGTAAAGAATGCCACCCGCTTTCTTTCCATTTCTGTATATATTTTATCCTTATAGTAACGGGGCATAGCTATTTTCTTTCCGTCCTGTAGGTTACAATAAAATCGATTTTCTAAATCGTTTTTGTGCCATTTTACCATTTTTTTTGACATGTAATTTTTGCCTAGTCCTTTACTCATTAATGAAAATTCCCTCTGTCTGTCATCGTTAATATGCATTGGGATTTTCTTTTCTTTATTTATATACTTTAAGGTGTATCCAGTACTGGCTTCTGTTACTTGTCCGTAGTGTACATGACCTAAATCCCATGCTGGAGAAATGAAATTAATGTCCGCCCCAAAAAGTATAATATGGTAATGCGGACGAAATGTTTTGCTTCCATATTCTCCACACGCGTAATAACGGATTTTAGAATTTTTTCCATGTCGTTTTCTTAATCGTTTAAAAAATAGTTGCAAATCTCTTTTGTCTAGGTTCATATACCCTTTCTTGGTAATTGGCACTTTCAGGGTATCATATGTTAGGGTTATAAAGTGAGCGGATTCGGATATTTTGTACTCCTGCATTAAACGGAAAGACCATCCCGACGTACGTCGTTTTTTACAATTTGGGCATTTTCCGCATGGTACTTGTATCGTTTGTCCGCTTACTTTATGTTTTATCCCTAGTGGTGTAATACACGACATTAGAATGTCGGTGTGCCGTATTTCGGCATCTTACGAATTGCAGTTACCTTATTTAGTACATGTGCCA